GATTTGTAAAAATACCTGTACAAAAAATGTATCTGGCACTAGTTTTACTAATCAATGGCAAAGAGAAATAGAATTTCAATAATTAACATCTGAGAGACAACATATACTATATATTATAGTCATTAACACAAAGGAATTATAACCATGGCAGGCCCAACAGGTAGAGTACACCCAGGTAAACGCAAAGCGAATCCAATGTTAACTAAAAATGGTAAACCTAGACTAGGGCCATTGAATATCGCACAATTAACAACATTATTAGAAAAAACGCAACAAAAGAAAAACAAGGCAAAGATCGCTAGAGAAATCGCTAGACGTCAGGCCTTATTGGCAGTATAATTTTTAAAAAGGAAACTAAAATGGCAACAACACATGAACAAATCGTAGCGGCATATGAAGCATATCTAGCAGAAAATGAAAAATTTGAAGGCAAAGGTGTAGGCGCAGCAGGCACACGTGCTCGTGGTGCATTAGGTGATTTAGGTAAGTTATCCAAAGCTCGTCGCGCAGAAATCCAAGAGAAGAAAAATGCTGCTAAGGCTGCAAAATAAATAACACTATGTCATATGAATATCCTTGGATTTACAATGGTAAAACGTTTGATTCTGAGGATATTCAAGACAACTATGGCTTTATCTACAGAATAACTAATATCACTAATGGCTACGATTACGTAGGCCGCAAATATTTTACTACAGTCAAAAAGAGACCACCTCTAAAAGGCAAGAAAAACAAGCGCAGGGAAACAGTCGAAACTGATTGGAAAGAATACTGGGGCAGTAGTCCCAGATTACAAGCAGACATAGACACACTAGGCAAGGATAAGTTCACACGCGAAATCATACACTTATGTAAGTCACGTGGCGAAACTAATTACATGGAAGCCTATTACCAATTTACTGAAGGCGTGCTGTTGAGAGAAGACAACTACAACGGCATTATACAGATCAAACTAGGTAAGAATTCCGTTAAAGACTTAAAGTTTACAAAATAACAGTCAATGATGCAGATGTATTTCTGTGTCCTGAGGAGATGGTAGGTTATGCCTACTTGGAACAGATAGAGAAGACTATCTACAGGACGACACGGCATTCTATAGGTGTAAAAACCAAAAGATTCAGGCTCTGAAACAAACCAACCTGAGAGCAAAAACATAGTTGGCTAACTACGGCTATGTGAGCTACCGCCAGATAAATCTAGAGTAGGGGGTACCGGCTGACCGCCTCCGTGCAAGTGAATGCAATCTCTTTTAGTTAGTGTGGTGCTGTACTCGGATGATGCGGCAGTTACAATTTGCCTCGGATAGGTAAATTGTGGCTGATATCTGGATGATACAGCAAGAACACACAGTATACATTCTAATTTAGATTAGAAGAAAAAGCATTGAGCGATAGCGATAATGCAGATGTCGCAGACATCTTAAAACAAAGAGAATAAAAAAGCGTGATAAATGAATTACCACGCTTTGTGTCTTACCAAAAAGAACTTATTTGTTCTTCCAAATAGAATACAGTACCCATACTGCCACTAAACCAACAACACCTTCACCGCCTAATGTTTTAACGATTCCAGTAACGTTACCAATAACGTCTACTGCTGGTAGGAATGGTAATGCTGCGCCTTTGAGTAACACTTCTAATACGATTAGTAGTGCTATTACACTTACTGCTGTGTCAGCGATTGCACCTGACCATTTCTTTATTGTTGCTAAGATTTCCATTATCTGGAGTCTCCTTTATAACCAACACTACGTTTCCGCAATGGGTAAGATATTTAAGGATATCCTGCAGGTCAAACACTAGTACTTAATGTTTAGGTAGACGAGATATATAGCGTCTTAGAAGAAAGGCAGACCCGACTTCTTGGTAGTTTCCATATTGTCTTTGATGATCTTATTGATCAAGATCTGATCAGTGCGTGACAGCATCATACCATCACTGTAGCTGATACTACCGCGCATGTACCAACATATTCGTAACACGTCATCTCGCATGGCTTTTGTCTCTTTGTCCATCTGGTCTAACCAAGTGACGATGTCTTCGTTAGAAAGTGCCAAAAGCCTTATTCGAAAAAATTTGACTGGTTAAACTCCATGGTGATCTTGTATTCTTTCTGACATCCTTCGCAGGTCACCGGAGCTGGTTCTAAGGCATTGGATTTTAATAAATCCATGACCAATTCTCTGATACCCTCGTAGGTTTTGCGATCCGCATGCACTAGGAAATCTTTGATTAATTCTTTTTCCTTGACCACAGTACCATCTTCAGTAGTTACCGATTTGATGCAGGCTACCAAGGTACTGATGTTGAGATCGGTGAGTTTATCGAAGCTGGTCTGGAACTGTGCTACTTTGTCTTCCTGCGACAGCTCGCTGTTGCTGACCACGCTGACCAATTTCTGTTGTTCGAACGTTATCATGCTGGCCAGATTGAGATCCTTGAATGTCTGTGGTTGGATGTCAAATACCAATCTACCCAAGAATGTCTGCGGCGGCATCTCCTTGACCACTGTGATATTATCTAGCAGCACACGCAGATCGATGGTGTGTTCATTTTCGTGATCGCAGTGGCTGCACTTGCTAGTCATATCCATGCCCTCTCCATAGCTGGCTAGGCGTATGGCTATTAGGATGGCATCCATGTCGATCATTGGTATGACCCATGGATCTTTGATGCTAGGGCAGCAGCTCTGTATCATTTCTGCTAGGCTAGATCCGTTCATCAGCGCATCTGGTGTTTTTAGCAGGATTTCGTCTTTGACTGTCATGGGATATACGGGAATATCTCCGGTAACTCCTAGATCTAGAGTGCCCTCAGGATAAAATCTGCCCCCGCTGGGTAATTTTAAGTAGATCGCTGGTTGCCTGAAGTGTTTGGCAAGCGGATTATTGGCTATCGATTGTTCCATTGGTTTTTGAACTCCATAAATAAGTATAGTACCATAATATTTATAGTGGAAAATCATGGCCGTAACAATTAATATACCCGGAGTTGGTGACGTAACTGCTGATAACTTTGCCCAGGAAGATACCCTGCAGAAACTGCTGGCTGCTATGAGCAAGAGCGAGCGGTCTAAACGCAAGGAAGAAACAGACAGGATAGCTCAGGAAAAGAAAATAGCTGATCTCAAGAAGAAAGAAGAAGAACAGCTCAAAAAGTCAGGTAAACAAACAGAAAAGGCCAGCAGTGAGATGGACAAACTCATAACCGGCTATAAGAAAGGTCGCACGGCCTTAGATGAATTCAGTGATGATATGTCTAAGGTAGGTGATGGCATTTCTGATACTTTTGCTAACCTCACAGTGACCGTGGGGGCACTTGCAGGCAAGTTCATAAAAAATTATGATACCATGGCTGCGGAACCAATCAAAGCCGGTGCAGGCATATTAGACATGCTGAATAATGTAGCCGCCCAGGTAGCACATATTTTCGTAGATGTTGGTGTTGCCCTAGGTAAAGCAGCGGTGGGTTGGGTACCATTCATTGGTGCTGGTTTGGCTGACGCTGTGCAAGGTCTAGGCGATGTAGGCAACACTGTTATTGATGTGATGAATCAGGTATTCAGCACGGTCAACCAGATCCTAGAAAAAGAATTCCAAAAACGTGCCGATCAACTATTTTCATTTATGAGTGCAGGTGGTAGTTTTGCAGGTGGCATGGGCGAAATGGGTAGACTAGCTACCAGTTCAGGCATAGGCATAGCAATGTTTACCAAATCAGTCGTGGCTGCAAGACCGTCTATCATCGCCATGGGCCTATCGGTTGGTAATGCTACTAAATTATTGTCAGTGAACATGGCTGCTTTAGGTACCACAGTGGGAAGGAGTGGTAAGTTTGTGCGTGAGGAATTGCTGGCACTGGGCTACAATTACGAACAACAAGGCATAGTGCTAGCACAATACATGGCACAGCTAAAGGCCACTGGAGTAAATTTGATGGCAGTGGCACCCGCTCAATTGGCTAGCCAGACAGCAACCTATGCCAAACATCTAAAGGTCATCAGTGACATCACCGGACAGGATGCGGCTAGATTGATGGATCAAGCACGTGCTGAAGTACAACGCGGTGCACTGATGAATAGCCTAACAGCTGCCCAAGCCAGAGCATTCCAAGATGCTTATGCTACCTTGGCTGCCATGCCTGGAGAGCAAGCACCAAAACTACAGGCCGCCTTAGCACAACTATTGGCTGGTGGAGTAGTCACTGACCCAGTGATCGCAAGCAATCGCATAATCATGGACATGTTGAGGACCACAGCTAGCCAAGTAGGTTCAGCCAATGTCAACATGGTCACTGCCACACAGCGAAATCTAGGTCAAGCGGCAGAGGCCTATAGAAATGCAGGTGAAAGTGCCACTGACTTTGCTACATTGATGAATCCTGGTGGTACTAGTGCTGTAGCACAAGGTATGAGCCAATTTGGTAATGCCCTAAGGCAATATCGATATGATCCATCAGCAGCCGAAGCGAGCATGATAGCCGCAGAAGGTCAGGCCTCCGCCAGTGATGATTTAACCAAATCTTATGTGGGCCTGCAGAGAACCATGACTGATTTCCAAAATCAGATGGAAAGTCTTGCAGGCAAAGCATTGCCGGACTATGCGGATGTCATGGCATACGCAGCAAATAAAACAGCAGGAGTAGTCACCACAGGAATCCAATTGGTATTAGGTCAGATTGGCATGCTAGATGCTGTGGCTAAGATCACCGGGCTCGATCTAAGAAAGATTCCAGGATTTAGTGCGGTATTTGGTGGCACAGCACCAAAAGCTTCAGATGTGAAAAATACAGGATCTGGTGCTGGAGCAAGTCTGGCAGAAGCTCAAAGCTCATCAGTTCAGGCACCAACACAAGGTAAAACTGGTTCATTGGAAGGGTCATATGCACCACCAAGTGCAGCAGAAGGCGGTATATTATCTGGATCTACAGCAGGATTCGCTGCGACCTTGCATGGCACAGAAGCAGTGGTACCCCTGCCAGATGGCAAAACTATTCCAGTAGAAATTAGTACACCAAATGCTAACCAACCAATGGCCAGCGAAAATACATTTAAAAATCTAACAGCCGCAGTCAATCAACAAACTGGAGTCTTAAACCAAATTTTATCTAGCATGAATAAAAATAACAGCCTTACATCAGGAATTTTACAGCATACAATGTAAGCTGATAAATACTGCATCTAGAGGAATTTAATATGGCTGGTTGGAAAAAATATTTTAAATCTGCAAATCCAAATACATCAGGAATGATGAGTCCGATCAGTGGAGGCAGTGGCAACATGCCTGAGACAGGCTATCGTAATTTTGCTAGCCAATTACCAGAAGTCTACATCGGACACCCAAATCGCACAGAACGTTACAATCAATATGAACAGATGGACATGGACAGCGAAGTCAACGCGGCCCTGGACATCCTAGCTGAGTTCATGACACAGACCAACACCGAAAACGGTACGGGATTTGATCTATTCTTCAAAGAAGATCCTACAGACAACGAAGTCAACATACTCAAAGACCAACTACAACAATGGGTAAATCTAAACGATCTAAACAAGCGCCTATTCAGACTAGTGCGCAATACCATCAAGTACGGTGATCAGGTATTCCTGCGTGATCCAGAAACATTCAAATTATACTATACAGAAATGTTCAAAGTAACCAAGGTCATAGTCAATGAAGCCGAGGGCAAAGAACCCGAGCAGTATGTGATCAAAGACCTAAACATCAACTTTCAAAATCTAACAGCCACAGCATTAAGTTCAAGCGATACGTTCATCAATCATCCACAGGTAGGTGGACCTCAAGGTAGTTATGTACAACCACAGACACCCTACAGCGGTGGATCACGATTCAGCCATGCGCAAAACGAAGCTGTACTGGATGCAGAACACGTGGTGCACATCAGCCTGACAGAAGGTCTAGATTTGAACTGGCCATTTGGTACCAGTGTGTTAGAAAGTATCTTTAAGATATTCAAACAAAAAGAACTGCTCGAAGACGCTATCATCATCTACCGTATACAGCGTGCTCCGGAACGCCGTATCTTTACTATTGATGTAGGTAATATGCCCACACACATGGCCATGGCCTATGTTGATCGAGTTAAAAACGAAATCCATCAACGTCGTATTCCTACACAGACTGGGGGCGGCCAGAATATGATGGATGCTACATATAATCCATTATCAACCAACGAAGACTATTTTTTCCCACAAACAGCAGATGGTCGTGGCAGTAAGGTAGAAGTATTTCCGGGCGGCAGTAATCTAGGTGAAATCACAGATTTGCGTTACTTTACCAACAAGATGTTCCGTGGCTTACGTATTCCTAGCAGTTACTTACCAACAGGTACAGATGAGGGTGAACGTACTTACAGCGATGGTAAAACTACAACGGCATTGATCCAAGAATGGAGATTTAACCAGTACTGCATACGATTACAGAACATGATAGTGGACAAACTAGATCAAGAATTTAAGATGTTCATGCGATGGAGAGGTATCAACATAGACAACAATCTATTTGATCTACGCTTCAACGAGCCACAGAACTTTGCCAAGTATCGACAAGCAGAAGTTGATGCTACCCGCATCCAAACATTCACTGCACTTGAGCCGATTCCATATCTTAGCAAACGCTTCCTATTAGAACGCTATCTAGATCTCAGCGAAGAAGAAATGACTCGCAATGATGAACTATGGGCACAGGAAAATGGTACTGTTACGGATACAGATATTCCAGATGCAGGCCTGCGTGCGGTTGGAGTTACCAACGCTGGTATACAGCAAGATCTTGACGCTGTAGCACCTCCCACAGATCTAGGAGTAGACGCTGGGGCAGTACCTGGTGCGGGTCCTGAAAGTGTCGGAGCTCCTGCTAGCCAACCCGCTGGTGCAGGTGCACCTGCTGGTGGATTAGGTTTATAGGCTTTTTGGTAAATACTCTTATGAACCTACTGGAAATTTTTAAACCTGAACCCAAGGGATACAGCACCGAAAAAGACGATAATACGGCTCTTAAGCTCAGTGATCTGCGCAAGACCAAACTGACCATCAAACAGCTAAATCGTTTGAGAATCATGAATGATGTGCGCAAACTTGAACACGAAAAGAAAGTCAGCTCGGTACAACAACAGTACAAAGCTCCTGCAGCAGAAGCCCCGGTGATGTAATTATCTGTCAAAACGATTCAAAAACATAGCATTTAACCTCTTTTTTCAATTTATTATGTAAATATATAAACATAATACATTTACTCTCAAGTATTAGTCCGGATTTAATATTAATTTTTAAGGAGTTCCTAAATGAGCAACAAATACGAACAATTAGTTGAATTCATCATTAACGATGAAACAGATAAAGCTCGTGAACTTTTCCACACTATCGTTGTTGAAAAATCACGTGATATCTACGAAAGTCTAGTGTCTGAAGAAGATCTAGAAGAAACAATGGGCGGCAACGAAGTTGAAGATCTAGTTGACGAAGTTTCTTTAGACGAAGAAGGCATGACTGAAGAAGAAGAAGATGATGAAGATAACGGCGACATGGACAATATGGACATGGACAGTGAAGAAGATCATCATGCTGACGTTGGTGGTGAAGAAGAACTTGAAGATCGCGTGGTTGACCTAGAGTCAGCACTAGACGAACTTAAAGCTGAATTTGACGCATTAATGGCTGGCGAAGAATCTGAAGAAGAAGCTATGCCTGATATGCCTGGTAACGACGATGTTGAAATGGCAGAAATGCATAGCGGCATGAGTCATGATGCGATGCAGGAAGAAGAATTCTACGAAGCTGAAGAAAAAGAAGAAGATGAAGACGCTGAAGAAGTTGATGAAACTATCGTTCGTGAATACGTTGAAAAAGTAGCTACACCAGCTAATTCAGAAGGTGCAGCAGTTGGTACAGGTAAAAGTGTAGCAGTTAACAAAAAATCAATAGTAGCTGGTAAGAATGACATGGGTGGCACAGCAGCTTTTAGTAAAGGCGGCAATGCTGATCAAGACGGTAATCGTCCTACAGCAACTGAAAAACCAAAAGGTACATTAGTATCTAACCCACAAAACAAACCAGGTGCTAATGCAGGTAAAGCATTTGCTAAGAAAGAAACAGCGGTTAACGCAGAAGTTGGTGGTGTTAACAAAACTAGCCCATTAGCAAAATAATTAGGAAACTATAATGGCATTTTATCTTAAAGAGAACTTGACATTTGATGCAGCTCGCATGGAAGTCATCACTGAAGGTGCAGCTGACGGCAAAGGTAAGAATCTTTACATGAAAGGTATATTCATCCAGGGTGGCGTTAAAAACCACAATGAACGTGTGTACCCAGTAAATGAGATTGAAAAAGCCGTTTCTAACTTAAATGAACAAATCAAGGGTGGTTACAGCGTCCTAGGCGAAGTAGATCACCCTGATGATTTGAAAATTAACTTAGATCGCGTCAGCCACATGATCATCGACATGTGGATGGATGGTCCTAATGGTTTTGGTAAATTAAAGGTTCTTCCTACTCCAATGGGTCTGTTGGTATCGACTATGTTGGAATCAGGAGTAAAACTTGGTGTTTCATCTCGTGGTAGCGGCAACGTGAACGAGGGAGACGGCAAAGTAAGTGACTTTGAAATAGTCACAGTAGATGTAGTTGCGCAACCTAGCGCACCTAACGCATATCCAACAGCGATTTACGAAGGACTGATGAATATGAAGGGTGGCAGCAAGGTATTCGAAATGGCTAAAGAGGCCAGCGCAGATCAAAAGGTACAAAAATATCTAAGAGAAGCTGTAAAAGGCCTTATCAAAGATTTGAAAATTAAATAGGAGATCGTAATGTTAGATGCTATCAAACCATTGTTAGATAGTGGCATCATTAACGAAGAAACTCAAACTGCTTTAAATGAAGCTTGGGAATCAAAGTTAACTGAAGCACGTGAAACGATTCGCGCTGAATTGCGTGAAGAATTCGCTGGCCGCTATGAGCACGACAAAAATGTAATGGTTGAAGCTCTAGACAAGATGGTTACTGAAAGTCTTACCGCTGAACTCAAAGAGTTCGCCGATGAGAAGCAGGCTCTAGCAGAAGACCGCGTGAAATTCAAACGTCACATGGTTGAAAGCTCAGGAAAATTTAATGACTTCATGGTCACTAAATTAGCTGAAGAGATCAAAGAGTTACGTGCAGATAAGAAAGTTCACAGTGAAGCAGTTGCTAAACTTGAAAAATTTGTTATCCATGCCTTAGCTGAAGAGATCAAAGAGTTTGATCAAGACAAGCAAGCAGTCGTAGAAACTAAAGTTAAATTAGTAGCAGAAGCTAAGAATAAACTAGCTGAACTACAAAATAAATTTATTACTAAGAGTGCAAAACTTGTTAAAGAAGCAGTAGCACAAAATCTAGGCTCAGAATTGGCACAACTAAAAGAAGACATCCAACTTGCTCGTGAGAACATGTTTGGTCGTCGCCTATTCGAAGCATTCGCTACGGAATTTGCTGGTACTCATTTAAATGAGCACAAGGAAATTGCTAAACTTCAAGCAGAACTAGCTGAAAAAGAGCAAGTTATTGCAGAGAGTCAAAAAGTGGTTGCTGAAAAAGAAGCATTAGTTGAGTCTAAGAACCGTGAAGTTCGCGTAATCACAGAAGGTATTAACCGTAAGGAAAAACTTGATGGATTACTTAAGACATTAAACAAAGAGAAAGCTGAAGTAATGAGCAGCCTACTCGAGAGTGTGCAGACTGAAAGACTACAAACTGCATATGAAAAGTATCTACCAGCAGTTCTAAACAATACTCCAGCAGTGAAGGCTCCTAAGGCCGTACTTGCTGAGTCACGTGTAGAAGTGACAGGTGATAAATCTGCTAAGACAAGCGAAGAATCCGAAACAAATGTTATCGAAATTCGTCGTCTAGCAGGGCTAAAATAGTAGTAATTTTTTTAAAGGAAAATAAGAAATGACAACCCAACTATTAGAAGGCCGTTGGACAGAGACCAAAGACGCCCTGTTAGAAGGTCTACAAGGTTCGAAAAGAACCACAATGGCTGTAATCTTAGAAAATACGAAGAAGCACTTGATGGAAACTGCAACTAGTGGCGCTACAGCAGTAGGTAACGTAGCTACATTAAATCGCGTGATCCTTCCAGTAATTCGTCGAGTAATGCCAACAGTTATCGCTAACGAAATCGTCGGCGTTCAACCAATGACTGGCCCAGTAGCTCAAATCCACACACTACGTGTACGTTATGCAGATGCTGTTACAGCAACTTCAGGCGACAGCACAGTTGGTGGTGATGAAGCTCTAAGTCCATTCAAAATTGCAACTGCTTACTCTGGTACAACAGCTGGTAAGGCTGCTTCAACATCAACACTTGAAGGCACACCAGGTAACAGAATCAACGTTCAAATCTTGAAACAAGTTGTTGAAGCTAAAACACGTAAACTAAGTGCTCGTTGGACATTTGAGGCAGCTCAAGATG